AGTTCAACGAGGGTAAGAATTACATTTGTTTAGTGATTACACACCTTTGAATAATACAAAGTTGTTAGCACCTTGTACACATAAACATCTTTCAGATAAGAAGTTTACTTCCATAGCATCTAGATCAGATGTAGCAGCGCCACCGGCAGAACCAGTTACCCATTGCTTCATTCTTCTGTCATTTGCTTGAGAAGCTCTATATCTTACGTGTAAGAAAGGACGTCTAATGTTAGTACCTAATATTTGATCGTAAACTGTAGAAGTTCCAGCTGGTACTAATACACCTTCGATAGAAGATACTCCAGTTATAGCTCCACGAGTAGAAGCATCGTTTAGGTATTTCCAGTCAGTTTTGTAGAAGTCATAAGAACCTCTTCTGAATCCAGAGAAACCTAAGTTTAATGCCATCTCCTCAGAGTTTTCAAATAAACCATAAGCAGTTCCACCTTGTGCTCCAGCAGATAAATCAGCTAACATATCGTCAAAATCCAAAGAAGTTTGTCTTTGTAAGAATAACATGTTTTCTTCAATAGCTCCTTGAGTATCTAAGTTCTTAAGGATTTCATCAAACTGACCTAATCCGTTAGCAGCTGTAAACCCTACGTTTACATTACCTCTGTCTTCAACAGCAGCAAATAAACCTTGAGTACCTTTATAACCAGCAGCAGCAGCTCCTCCAGCACCTGCAACACTAGCTTTTTCACCTTCAACAACAGACATTTCTAAGTAGTCTTCAAAACGTAATCTTGTTTCAGATTCAGCTTTTAAGTACCATAAATACCCAGATGTTCCGTCTTCAGTAGCAACTTCTACCCAACCGATTTGAGCCATATCAGATCCGTTTACAACGTATTTATTTCTGATGATGATTGGTGAGTTAGAGAATTGTGTAAAAGAAGGATCAATAGATACATATCCGTCAGCAGCACCTGCAGTCACGGTAGAGTTAGGAGTAGTTGAACCTTTTCCATATTCAGATCCAAATACAAATATCTTAACACCTGTAGTAGCTAAAGAAGCTGTATTTACAGCAGTATAAGGAGCTACTGTCAAAGCACCTGTAGTTAAGTTAGAAGCAGTTACAACAGCTTTTAATTCAGCACCTGTAGCATCCATTGCTACAATAGTAGCTCCTGGAGACACAACGTTTGCAACGTAGTCTTTAGGGTCAGCTGGATTTAAAGCAACTGGAATTGTGATTGTATTTACTTGGTCGTTAGTACATGCTTCATAAGAAATATGTAATCTATTTTGCTCAGACCAAATTACTTGATCAGAACTCATTGGCATTTCAGCACCTACCATTCTTAAGAATCCAGATAAAGTTCTGTTTCCATAACGCTCTACTTCTTGTTCGTAGATCTCTGGTAAGTATTGTTGTGCAAAAGTATCAGTGTCGCCAGCGCCAGCGCCGTCGTTAAACTTTAGATAATTGCTATCTAAAATTTCTTGTTTTTGAGATGGTTTCAATGAACCAAATGTTGGAGTTAAAGCCATTTTTGTTTAATTTTTTAGTTAAATTTTCTAGTTTTTACTTTTAATTTTGTAGAGTCAGCACCAGAAATAGCTTTTACTTTTAAACCATTTATAAAAACATCACCACTGCTAGTTTTTCTAGGCTCAGTTGAAATGTTTTTTGATTTAACCATAACATCTTTAACAGCGTCGGCTTTGCCTTGCTCGTAAAAATGTTGTGCTATCGTATCAGCGTTTCTAGCAGCGTATAAAGCTTTGTGGTAACCTTTAGTATCTTTAACCTCTCCTTTGTCATTTAGGAACGTCCCAATGAAGTTAGAGATATCAGATTGTGCTTCTGCTACCTTTTGTGGATTTTTTACGCTGTACCTAAACTTATTTTCACCAATATTGAAATCAAAACCTTTGAAGTCATTAGTTAATAGTTCATTAGTACGTTTTAAAAATTCCGAGTGTTTTGCTTTACCAGCCTCCTGCTCTTCATTATATCGGTTAAAAAAGTCAGTAGCTTTTTGTTGGTCTTGAGTTACGCCTGGTCTCAACTTGATCTCATCGTAATATTTACTCTTTGTTTCCTCTAAAAAGTTTCTAGCTTTTGCAACTTCTTCTTTAAACGCAAGTTTCTTTTTGCGTATATCTTTCTGCTCATCAATATCTTCATCATATGAAAAATCTTCTAGCATCAGATCAATATCTTCACCTTCTAAATAAGGTTTAGTTTGTTTATAATATTCTCTTATTAATGTGTTATTATCTACAGTTGAGTAATCAGCATTTAATCTAACATAATCGTTTATATCTCCACCAGTCTCTTCCATAAAAGTAACTAGTTTTTCGATGTTTTCTGGTAGAGGTTTACCTAGCACTTTTTCATCTCTAACAGCTTCTTTATATTCTGCTACTGTTTCACTAACCTGCTCTTCCGTACTATCAATTAATTGTATAGGTGAATCTAATTCTTCTTCGGTGGCCCGTACTTCTTCAACCACTCCTTCGCTGTTGCTACTGTCTTCTTGTTCTTTGACAGCAACATTGCTATCATTTGTCTCTTGTGAGTGAATGGCATTATCTTCGTTTTTAATAATAACTTTTTTAACCTCCTGATCAGTATCTATTAAAGGCTCTTTCATGTTTACCTTTGTAACATTACTAGTAGGTGTACTTAGTTTTTTAGGTGTCTTTTTCTTTTTTAATTTAAATTCACCTTCTTGTTTTACTGTTTGTTCTGACATAATATAATAATATAAAATTAATAAAGTTTTTTTATCTAGGGTCGAATTGTTCTAATCCAAATCCGCCTAGTGAGTCAAAACCTGACGACTCAAAATTCTTAGGTAGTTCATCGTTCTGACGTTGCGCTATAAGCTCTGATTGTTGTGTAGCTTGTATTCTAGTTCTTTCGTCCTTACGATCTTCTATATCTTTTTCTTTTCCTTTTTCAGCCTCAGCTCTAGCTTTCGCTAATTGAATATTGTAGTTAAACTCTTCAGCCATAAGCTCTTTCTTGATTTGAGCTTCAGTCTGCATACGTTGCATTTCAAACTGAGACTTACCCTGTTCTATTTGAAGTGTTGTTTGAGCTAACGCTTGTTGTTTCTGAACCTCAGCCATAGCGGCTTTTTCAGCACCTTCGGCATTTGCTTGAGCTTGAGCTTGTATGTTTTGCATTTGAGCCTGCCTATCAGCCTCCATCTTTTGCTTACGTTTTATTTTAAGCATTTGATTTGCTAACTTAATATTGGATATTTGTCTTAAATCTATAACATCTTCAAGATCAATACCTCCAGACTGTAATGCTATTTGTATATTTCTTTCTAACATTTGTCTTTCTTCTTCATCAGGCTCTAGATCTAAGAATATACCGAACTCATGCATGTTTAATTTTTCAATCTGCTCTAGTGTATTAACATTAAAGCTACTTATAGAATTCATTAAAGCGTTCTTAGTTAAAGGGAAGTTTAACATATCCGCCGCTCTTAGACTTATATTCTCACATATTCTAACAGTGATATACATTAATGATTGAAGTATATGCTTTGTTGCTGTATTTGATGCAGCTGCGGCTAGTTTCTGTAAACCAACTAAAGAATCTTTTGCCGGTTGACTACCGTCTCTAGCTTCATTAAGCCCTGTCACATCTCTTATCATCTGTAAGTAGTATTGATAAGTTTGTATAAGCGCTTGTATCTTGCTCATACCTGACGATGTCTGTAATTCTTGTATTGGTACTTTAGCTCTGTTAGGATCACCATCTTGTGTTAATGATCTACCAACTATACTACCAGTTTGGAAATACATATTAAGAGCTTCTTGTGGATTATAATTTGTTCCGTTACCAAGATCAACCTCAGCTAATCCGTCAACATCTACAAAAACACCATCTGGTACCATACGTGCTAACACTTGTTGTATTTTTAAGTGAGTCAACTGTATCATATCAGCAAAACCTATAGTTTTACTTACTATACTTTCAACTCTACCTTTGTACATTCTAGGAGCAGATATAGTATAATTCATATTAACCCTAGTTTGATCACTAAAAGGTCTAGTCATATTCTCTGCTAGCTCCCACTTAAGCATCTTTTCGTAACCCAATATCTTAGCGCCACTATATAATACTTCTATAGATCTACTTACTTTATTGAAGTTGTCACTCTCAGGCGGATCAAATGTATCGTCCTTTTGTAAAGCTTTTTCAAGACCTTGATCTGTTTGCTTTATTTTAAATACTTGATTACTATATGTTTTGTATTCAAAGTATAAAACTTGAACATTATCGTTATTACTATCTTGACCGTTAAAATTTCTAGTTCTAGTTGAATCACCTGGATAACGCTGTATCTCTATAAGATCTTCATCTGTTAGGTTCGGAAATTGTTTTTTAACTTCTTCCAACGGTACACTTTTAACTTCTCCTACGTAGTATATATCCTCAAAGTTTGGATCTTCTGTGTAAGAGTGTACTAGATTAACTGGATCTACATAATCAACAGTAACTCCATTAGCTAGATTAAAATCAGTTTTACTAGCACCTATACCTAGTACAACTAAATCGTATGCTACTCTTTTCTTAACCTCTTCGTATTTATTATAATCTAACACGTTATTTATAAGCTCTTCTTCTGCTATTTCTACAGCTTGCTTATATGTTAACTGCATATGTAACTCTAGCTCTTCTTTACTTTTAGGTAACTGATCTTTAGGTACGTTAGTTCTACTTAAATCAATACCAAAATTCTGTTGAGCTTCTTGTATAAGATTTTGTGAAAAAGCATCCTCAGCTAAGTCAGTGGCATGCTGTGTTCTTTCTTTTACAGCGAACGGATCTGATGCAAATGATTTTATCTCATAACCTTTATCTGTCATACCGTTAACAACAATATCAACAAACTTAGATAACACCGCTACAGGTTTCCAGTCTAGGTTTAAGTAGCTTAAGTCACCGTTTATAGATAACTCATCTTTATATTTTTGCACAGACTGTTCTCCTCTTGCGTAGAGTCTTAACTTGTGAAAGTATTGCCAATTACCTGCAAATCTACCACCGACGTTTGTACCTCTATCGCCTTTGAACCATTCATTTTCAATGGCTCTACCTACAGCATAACCATATTCTAAGGTTTGCTTTTCTGCGTCCGGTACTACCTGACTAGGGAAAGAACTATTTGTGTTAGTATAAATCATTTATTTTATTATTTTTGAAATACTTCCGTTGTTATCGTATCGGTTAAAAGATAATTGCACTTTTTTCTTCTGTGTTTTATATACTGGTGAATACTTATTTTTATTACAAGCCATAGCAGCAAGTCCAGAACTTATAGTAGCATCATGCTTTGTTCTATTATTTATATTAAATGTCGCCCAGTCTTCTAATGTTCTTTGAAAATACATTTGACCGTAGCCTTCACCTGTGTAGCCAACGTGATCTTCTATGTATGTTTCAATAGAAGCTGCGTGAGCTTGTTTTATATCCTCGCTAGAGTTTGGTATTCCACCAATTTCTTTTTCAGTTACAGATAACTTATTATATGCTTTATCAGGTCTATTTATAGAGAAGTTTCTATAACCTCTTCTTCTTAAATAATACAGTAATCTTGGCTTGTTATTTTCTGCTAGTATTGGCATACCATAAAAATGCAAAGCCATAAGCACATCTTCAAAAAATATCTCAGCTGTCTGAGGTCTAGCTATATATTCTAAGAAAAACATATTAGACGGAGCATTATCCATATTAAATTTAGTTAAACCGTGCAGAGATCCGTTAGAACCTCTCTTGTCAACCGTACCTGATATATCATAGCTATCACATCCAAAAGCACCTATATGCTCGCTACCTGGATATTTAAGGCCATTTTTAACAATAACATTGTTTTGTAAGTTCATAGACGGAATCCACGATACATAAAACCTACCATTGTTATTTGGTTTAAATTCAACCACTGTATCTTTTACATCACCTCTCCATTGAAAACTACCTCTTGTGACTAAACTTTTATTTCTAACTTCTTCATTGTAATCTATCTGCTCGTATATCTTAGTTAGATTATATAAAGATAATTTTGCTTCATCTCTAAAAGCATGTTTCTCTGTTCTTGGAAACTGACGGTAGTATTCGTTTAATCCATCTTGATCACTCTTTAAACCATCAACTTCGTTCTCCCAATGCTCTATTACTCCTGTTGTAATTATGTCACCTGCTGGATCTACTGCTTTATCTTTTGGCGTATCGAATACAGGTAAGCCATAAGCGTCGATGAATCCTTCGTAATTCCATTCCATAGGTATGAACAAACTATATAATCCTGAGCTAGTCTGTCCGTTGCGGTTTCTCTCCCTGACGTCTGAAGCATAATATAATTTTTTAAAATTAGCACCACCTTTATCTAAAGCGTTTGAGGTACTACCCATCATACATTTACCAACTATCTTTTTACCTAATCGTAAACAAGTTTTTGTAACTCTCCAGTTATTTAGTATGTTGTCAGGTCTTTCCCACTTACCACTTTCATCGTGTACTAGTATCTTTAGTTTCTCACCATCGTACGAGTTGTCCCCGGTGTTCTTCCAGTCGATCGTTGTGTCGAGCCCCTGTTTATCCTCTGACGCGATACCCTCGTCGAGTTTCTTACGGGTAAGTTTCGAGGCTGGGACCCTATAAGCGAGTTCTGTCTTCGGCCTGTCCATACCGTCCTGGATCGGCTTGAAGAAGAAGGGATAATTAACCGAGATGGGGACGACCTTATCAGTAAACATCTTTTTAGCGTCTTGTCCTGACTTTGATAAAATGCCAAATCTTGAATCTGTGGATATTGTAGCAAGGTTAACTGTCTCGCTTGACGCCATGAAAGAGAAACCTGACCGTCTGTTCTTAAGATAGCACATTCCGTAACACCGTATATCCGCTTTACAAGCTTCCCAGAAGATAAAGAATAATCTATTTGATTCCCTATAGTCTGCTGCCCCAACATCAATCTTGGACCACTGCAAGAACATATAGTGAGTACCAGTAATATAATTGCTATTACCATTGTTTTTAAACCAAAAACCTTGCTCCCTTCTCTTAAACTCTTCATCAATATAATCATACCATTTTTCTTTAAACGCATTAGGGTATTTATCCCAATCAAATACGCTTTTTATTTTTAAAAGCTCTTTAGGATAATCTAATTTCTCCCACTTTTGCTCTTGCTTTTTATTAGAACGTTTATATACCTTTTCGGGTTCCAAAGGTAATCCTATAACTAAGTTTTGTATCTGTATAACTTCACCTAGAGTACCATCTCTGCTGATAATGACTATATCATGTTCAGGATCATAACCATAACTCCACTTCTTGTATCTGTTATTTTTCTTTATAATACCCGGCTTTATATAATTGTCGAGAGTCTTTACTAATGTTTGTTCGTACATCACTTAGATCTTCCTTCTGCAAAACCTTTAAAAGATTTTTCTTTAGTATTACCACTTTCATTTATCATACTTTTTTCTTCTTCAATACGTGTTAGTATTTCAAAAGCGTCAAATATAGCTAGCTTCTTTGTAGCGGCAGCATTCTTTAATCTATCAGCAGTTATATCATCACCTGAATCTACTATAGGTTCTTTAGCTACCTTTATTAATTCCTCAACTGCTCTTTGCCCAGCTTGGATTATACTGAGCTTGGTTTTTTTCGTGCTCATACTTAATTACAATATCTTTTGATTTCATACAATATAATAATTCATCGTTAACGACAAATTCAAATTCGCTGTTAGGTGTAAAGCCTATAACATCTCCTTTGTTTATTTTAAGAGCTTCTAAGAAACTATTACCATATTTAAGTATTCCAATATGGTTTTTCTCTTTCTTTAGCTCTAGATCGTCCTTATTAATTATAGGTGCTACAAAGCATCTATTGTTAAAAGGTTTCCACGAGTCATCTTTACCGTATAGGTATATCTGATCTAATTGACAGAAGTACCTATTATCTTTAAAGTATTTACTACTGTTTACCTCTTTACCTTTCTGGTTATAGTATCTTCTAAATACATTGTGGTGAATAATAACTTCATCACCTACTCTTATAGGGGTTTTAAAGGCTATTGGCACAGATATCACTTTGGCTTTGTTGTTTATAAACTTGTGACTTTCTATTTTAGAATTTAAAACTAATTTTTTATCACATACTTTTAACTCGTTGTCGTATCTTTCTCCTACTGGTTCTACAATAAAGTCATATACACTTCTCATCAATACTGAAGATCATATTCAATGGATATTGCCATGTTAGAATTAAACTTTTTCCATGGCAATACCTCATTGTTTTTCTTTATATGTATATTATAAGAGTTGTCTTTGTCGTTTAAAGTTATATAGGCTATTTTATGCCCTCCATAAACTTCTTGACCAACAGAATAATGCATTGCGTCATTTTTGTAATCTGAACCTATGCTTATTTTTCTTATAATAGAGCTCATTACTCCGCTATTTCTAGAGTTTTTGTTTCTTCCGCTGCTTCTACTTTTTCAAAAGATCCATCAGCTAAGTTTACGGTGATATCACCATACTCTTCTTTTAATTCTGACTTAACTTCTTCTAATGCTTTTACAGCTTCGAAGTGTGCTCCTAGAAACTCTGCTTTTTTAGCTTCTAAAAAACCGATCTCAACTAGTATAGAGTTGATTTTACCTTGCCCTTCTTTTACTGACTTTAATTGTTCATCTGTTAATTTTCCCATTTTATTTAATTTAATTGGTTATTTTTATATATAATCACACTGTTTATCTCTTAATTACTTTTTAAACATAGGTCCTAATTTATCTACAATTTTTTCACCACTTCTACCTATTACATAACCTCCAATACCTATTTCTAGTAAACCCCAAAATTGAGGTTCTAGTGAAGGTGTTACTAAATGTACTGATAATTGTGATATGAATTTTGTATATATTATTATGAAACCAAACGATAGCATTAGTATTGGCCTCCAACTTCTTTGTAACCAATTACCATTAGCTTCGGCTACAATTATTTCAGTTTGCATTTTCTGCAATTCTAATTGAGCATCTTGTAATACTTTAAATATTTTGTTTCTAGCAGCAAGTCTTTCTTCTTCACTAGTGAATAAGTCATCAACTACATCACCTACTTGCTTAAAGACTTTAGTACTGAAAAATTCTAATATCTTTTTCATTAGTCAACTGGTTTCCCTGGAGTATATGTAAATTGACCAGATCCTTTTCTAACACTATACGAACCTAATTTGTTTTTCACTCTTGTAACCATTGATTTTGGATATTTTGCTTTAACAATTTCAAACTGCTCATCAAATCCCTTGACATCTTTTGCTGCCTTTGGTTTTTTTGTCTCTGGTTTTTTAGGATCTTCTTCTACGTGAAGAGGTGATATGAATCTTTTTACTTTAAATGCCATAGTTATTTTGCTTTCTTATACGCCTCAGCTTCCCAAGGTAAGTTTTTAGCTCCTTCACTCATTTGAGATCTTGAGTATTTTTTACCTTTCCAGTAAACGTATTTATTATCATAATCTAAGTCACCACGTTTCATTTGGTCGATGTGTACCATCTCGTGATTTATAACATCTTGCTCTTGACCAGCGTTCAATTTATCATTAAGTATTATAGTACCATTATTATTAGCTTTACCTAAAACACCGTTTTCCATATCTACCCTATATATAGGTGTGTTATCGCTTGAATAAGGTGGGTTACTTAGTTTAAACGCCATGTATTTTATTTAGATCTTTTAGCTATTCTTTTTTTAAGTCTTTGCTCTCTACGTTTAAGTCTTAAAGCTTTAGATTTGTTACCAGACTCTAGCGCCTTAGCACCTTTCTCTCTAGTTTTTTCAACTCTATCTGCTTTTCTTAACTGAGATTTAGTTGGTTTATTTGAAGAAGGTTTTTTTGTTGATATAGTTGCGTCTGGTTTACTTAGATCTACAACAGGCTTGTCAGCGTAGTCATACACTAAGCTACTTACAGCTGGTTTTTTATCTTCAACAGTTTGATTTAGTGGACTTCCACCCATATGTTTATGGATAGAATGAGAACCCATTTTCATTGGAGATCCATATTTTTTAGCTGGAGATCCTATAGTGTAACCATTGTTACCTTTCACACCTAAACCCTGTGGTCCAATTTTTTTGACTGGAGATCCATAGTTTATCATAGACTTTATGTCTTTATTTAATGCTTTTTTACCTGCGGCAGAAGCATATTTTTTATCTTTCTCGTCTGCAGCAACTCTAATCATTTTAGCTTTAGCTGAATTATTGTAACCCATTTTTATTTATTTTTTAGATTTATTTTTTTGACAAAAATTACTAGCAGCGCCTACACTGCCAAAACCCCATTTTTTTAAAGCCATAGCTTTTTTAGTTGGTTCACCTTTAGAGTCTTTCATAGCTCCTTTCATACCTGCAAATCTACAAGCAAAAGATACTCTTCTAGAACTTGTACCCTCGGTTAATCTTCTACCTAGAGTTTTCCCAGTTTCAGATCTGTACTCTGAGCGCATCTTCCTGTTCTGCTTTTCGTAAGCTTTTTCTTTTATATTTAAAGGTGAATTCATATTAATATGTCCAAAGGACGTTTTGTGATTTATCTTTATCTATATCTACATGTATAAATGTTGAACCCATACCTATTCTTTTAAATCCAACCTCAAGTAGTATACTTGTTAGTTTAAATCTATCTGTAGAGTTCTTACATGCAATATCAACAGCTAAGCCTTTTAAATGAGATGAACCAGGTTTACCACCAACTTCTTCATTTCTTTCAGGTGTTCTATATCCTGAATTTATAGTTATTGATTTACCGTACTTCTTACGAACAATATCTAACATATTTATTAGCTCATCACTCGTTTTTTTACCACTGCCTTTTAAACTTGGGCAATCAAATTCATCGTAAGTAAAGTACTTAAACTTCATTTATTAATACGCTTTAGCTCTTAAAGTAATAGGTCCTTTCACAGAGTCACACCCACAATAGGCTTTACTAACTTCCATACCTTGAGAACCTGAACTAGATCCTTTACCCATTGGGAAACCTTCCTTACTTAAAGGCCCATCCCATATGGCGTTTTCACCTACTTGACCGGCTAAGTCTACTTTTAGTTGTTTAATGTTTTTCATATTAGTATTTTTTATTACAGTTTTTCTTAAACATAGGTGTAGCAAAAACTGAATTTTGTCTATCCTGAATTCCACCGTTTATTTTTTCAGAAAATAACTGCGCTTGTTCTGAAAAAACTGGTTTAGCATTACCCATTGTATTATATTGTTGAGGTGGCACATTTGTCATCTCACCTTGTTGCATAGGCATACCTGTCATTGGATCTATTACAACCTGCTTTGCCGGTGTATCGTAACCCATTTGAGCTGGGCTTTCTGGAGCTGCTTCAATCTTTGCTTTTAAAGCCTCAGGAAGTTTGTTTTGATCTCCAATTAGTTTTTTGTCTAATGGTGTGTACATATTATCTATTTTTATCTCTATTAATGTTTCTTATTGATGTTCTTAACACTTTATCAGTGTAAGTTTCCCCTGTTATAATACTATTTGATTTACCTGTCGGTATATCTTCTTCACCTAGCATTACTTTGTATATTCTATTTATAAGTTGCTTACACTTAAAAGACACCTTGTATATACTATATTTTATATCTTTCCTGTTTCTATGGCGCCAAACTGTTATCCAACCCTCTTTTAAAAGCCTGTTCCAGCGCCTGTTATCCCAACTATAAGAGTATACACCCATTTCAAAGTCGTGCTTCGAAAATAGGTCCATACAATCAAGATATATTAATAGCTCTAAATCAGCATCATTAAGGTTGTTGTTTCTGCAAGCCCACCGTCTTATTATTCGATAGTGTTTCAACAAGTTCATATCTTTTATGTCCCTTGCTTCTAGCCTTTTCATAAAACAACAACTACATCTTGAAATCTTATAACATGATATTTTTCACCATTATGTTCTATACCGTGTCCAGCGTGTTTATCGTAGTATACCTGATCTCCAGCTTTAATACCTTCAACCTCATTACCAGCACTTACAACGTCAGCTTGTATATATCGTATATCCTCTCTTTGAGATTCAGCAAGTAGTAAACCACCTTTTGTTTTAGCAGTACCTACTTTATGTTTATTTATTATTAAATTTCTACCTATTGCTATCATCAATCCTTAAATTATTAATTACACAATCAGTAGATAATATTGTTGATGCAACAGATGCTGCATTCCTTAATGCACTTTTAGTTACTAATAAAGGATCTATAATACCAGAACCTATCATATTAACTGTTTTACCTGTAACAACATCTAAACCCTCTCCCTCTTTCTTAGGTTTCTTATACTCCTCAATACCAGCGTTACTCAATATTATATTAAACGGTGCTTTTATAGCCCTTAGTAATACTTGTTCTCCTATGGTATCTGCTTTTATTTTGCTCGAAGCATTTAAAAGTGCAATACCACCACCAGATACAATACCTTCTTTTACAGCCGCTTTGGTAGCACAAATAGCGTCTTCAACTCTGTCTTGTTTTTCTTTTAATTCTATTTCAGAGTTTGCACCAACTTTTACTATAGCTACTTTAGCTGATATTCTACCAAGCCTTCTTTCTAGTCTTATAACTTCATTTGGGTTTTTGGTAGTTTCTATTTGATCTCTTAAATCTTTAACTAACTTTTCTACATCTGGGTTATTATCCTCTACTTGTATTATAGTCTCTAGATCTGTTGTAATGCTTTTTAAGCAACTTCCTAGATATTCTGGTTGTATAAGGTCCATATCATCTCCAAGATCTTCATTTATCACCGTAGCTCCTGTAAGAAGAGCTAAGTCATTTAAGGTATCTTTTTTACTAACACCATATGTAGGCGCATTGATAACATTTACTTTTATATTACCTTTAACTTTGTTCATAGCCAAAGCAGAAATAACGCTCTGCTCACAATCAGCTATTATCAATAGAGATTTATTATTCTTTATAACATACTCTAAAACGCTTTGTATTTTTCTTATAGACTCAACTGGTGATTCTACTATCAATACTAAAGCATTGTCAAGCTCTGCCGCTCTTTTGGTTTTACTAGTAACAAAATGAGAGTTGACAAGTCCTTTATCATACTCAACACCTTCAACTAACTCGACCGAGGTTTCATTGTCCTCTGTTGGCTCCATAACAACAACACCTGTTAAATCGACTAATCTAAAAGCATCACCAATTATTTTACCTAATTCAGGATCGTTATTTGTAGATATTGTAGCTACTTGATCTAGCATATCATCTGTAACTTGTACAGATTTATTCTTTAAGTATTCCACAACAGATTCTACAGATTTATCAATACCTTCTTTTAAGCTTCTAGTGTTTGTTTTATCTAGTACTTTGTAAGCCTCTGTCAATATAGCGTGAGCTAATACGGTAGCGGTTGTAGTCCCGTCACCAGCTTCTTTTACGGTTTTACGAGCTGCCTCTTTTAAAAGCGTAGCTCCCATATTCTCAACTGGATCTCTCAATATAACTGATTCCGCTACAGTAACACCATCTTTTGTTATAATAGGTTTACCTGTATGATCTTCAAGCATCACGCATTTACCACTAGCGCCTAAAGTAGAGCTAACAGCTCTAGTTAGCTTATCTATACCTTCATAGACGTTTTTTCTAGCCTTCTCACCGAAGTTTAGATTCTTAACTATTGCATCCATAGTTTATTTAATTAAATTTTATTATATTTGATTTACACAACTAATAACTATATTATTACTTGTTTTGTGTTTTTTTTACCTAATTAATCTTCAGCTTCAGGCTCTTGCGGCTCCTCAACCTCAGGTGTTGGCGGCACAGGCTCCCCAATAGTCAATGTAACACTTGTAGGTGTAATCAAACTATCTATCTGACTTTGTATGCTTGCTTCAATGCTAGCAACTTGTTCGTTACCCATTGCTCCTTTAGTCCAAGCAACTACTTCATCGTTTGTTAATTGATCAAACGGTATAAAATCTGTTATCTGACTTGTGTCTAGAGTCTGTGTTCCAATGTTTGTAGCCGAGTAGCTTTTCCCTTCAGGGTCTTCAGAGTCCTCTGAGGTACCTGTTACAATCCAGTGCACATTGTACACTACATCCGCTTCGTTGTCTTGTTCTGGGTAGCAATCTACTGTTTTGCAATTCCAATTGTAAGTTGTCATAATTTTTGTTTTTAATTTTGGTTTATTTATTTATTTATTTATTTATTTATTTATGGACAAGTGCCCCAAACTGGTTTATTAGCATTAGTTAATGCTGATGAGGTGCTAAAATTAATTGGTTCTGAGGTAATATTTGTAACACACCAAC